AATCGCGCCACACAGCAGGGAGTTGTTGACCGAGTGTTCGAAGCCTTCGTGAAGGCCCTGCTCTACGATTTCGTCCATGCCTTTGCGTGCGGCACGGTACATGCCACCGCCTTCCGCCCGGAACTCGTAGGGCGGGTCCATGATATCGACGTCCATCCAGCCCAGCGTGGGCCGAATTATGTAAGCGTCGCCTAGGTAGAGGGTCGCGTTGCCGATGCGCACGAGACGTTGGCACATGACCGCGCTGCTGGTGTTCCGGCTCATCCGCGCTGTTCCCTGGCGCGCTCAGCCTTCCACACCTCGTATTCTGCGGCGTGCTTTGGGCAAAGGTCCTTCCCCGCCGTGGGCGAAGTTGAACACGAGCGGCAGATAGGCGCATCACACGTTCCGCTGCGCTTGCCCGCGACCTTCCAGTCGCAGAGCAAGGGCGCGGCATTGCCGCAGCAGCACCGCTGCCGGCGGTGAGAGGAGCATACGATGGCAAAGCCGCCGGTGGGCATGGGGACGCGTTCACATGTCATGCCGCAATCGCCTCCGCAGGACGCAGCGCCATCAATTCGGCGAAGCGTTCGACGATGGATTGCGGGGAGGGGTATCGCTCGGGCTGAGCGTGATGGGCTAGGACGACGCGACGCGAATCGCGGATCGCCGTGGCCTCCTCAAGCGTGGGAATTCCAACAGGCCATCCGGTGACATATCGCAACCCGGCGGGCATCGCAGCCTCGATCGCCTGGCGTTCCGCAGCCCGGCGCTTCCCTTGGTTTACAAGGGCTAGCAGTGAGGGGCTCAGGAGGGAGGTCGCCACGTCCGCGAGCCAACGATCAGGCCAGAAGCTGAACGTGCTTCGGGCCTCCATCTCGACGAGGTGCAGATACAGCGGGACGTTTCCTGCGACGGCTACCGCTGCCTTGGCATCCGCGATGTTCTGCATGATGCAGAAGGCGCAGCTGACGCGCGAGCATCCGCTAGGGTAGGCTGGGTGCAAGCAGAGGCCGCGATCCTCGTGGAATGCGAATACCTGCGGTGTCGTCCAGTCGACCAGCGGGTGATAGATCGTCATCGAAGTGCCCGCGCGGTTGCCAGGCTTCGCGTACCGATGATCGGCTTTGCTGATCGGCGTTTGCTTACGCTTCGCGCTCTCCTGGCGGCGGATGCCGATGACCTGCACCACGTGTTGCCCGCGAAGTTCGCGCGCGAGGTAAGGTCCGATGACTTGGGCTTTAAGTTCGCTGGTGCAAAAGCGCAGAGAAGCCGAGGACCAAGGGCCGATCAGGTTGTAGGTAAGGAGGTCGACGTAGCGCGCCAGACCGTTTGCGAAACGCTGTTCCCAGCGCTGCACCATGTCGCCAGCCTTCCTTCGAACAACAGCCAAGGGCACGCCGATGAAGGCCGCCTGCTGTTCGACGATAGACATGGTCTCGCGCCACTCGGCGCGGCCGAGGTCAGCGTGGATGCCGAGACGCCGATCGCGCGGGTGACCGATTTCGTCGAGGTAGTCACTCACCGCTAGGGCCGCTGCTCCGCTGTCCTTGCCGCCGCTAAGGTTGAAAGCAACGTGTGCCCCGCCCCGCAGCGCGGCTTCGACCGACGCATCGAGTGCTATAGCGGGCACCCGGATCGCGTCCGCGAAGAGGTGGAGTTGAGCGACGGCGCTCATGCGGCTCGTCCTTTTGGGAGGTTGGCAAGTTCGGGGCGATGGCCGTCGATGAAGGCACTGGCGGCCTTCCAGACTGCGGCGCTGGCCGCCTTGTTCGCGAAGGCCTTAAGCTGCTGGACGTGCCCGCCGACGATCTCGACGGTGGCCATGCGGCGCATGTCGGCGCGGACGGAATAGATGTGGCAGTCGCCCGCCATCACGCGCGGGATGTAGCTAGCCACACAGTGACGCATCCGCGCTCCCTCCTCGAGGAGCATGCCCGGAGTGGCCAGCTTGAAGAATTCGAAGCCGGCGACCTCGGCGTGGTCGGGCCAGTCGCTCAGGTCGATCAGCGTGGAGGCCGTGAGCCCGAGGCCGTAGGCGCTGAGGTTTCGGTTGGCGGCGAGGCGATCGTGCCAAAGCTCTACCTCGTTCTCCATGCGCTCAAACGACCAGCGATCGACGTCCGTCATGCGGTGCCCAGTGAGGAAGTCAGCGAAGTCTTCCGCTTGGCCATCACCGCAACGGTGGGCGTGGCGAGCGATCCACGCGAAGCCACGCTTGGGCGACTCGCGGTGAAGCGTCAGGCGGCGCCGGTACTGGCGTAGGGAGCGGAGCCACTTGCGCTGGGCGCCGGGCTTCTCCGGGATCGACTGCGAAAGGGTGGATGGATCGAGGTCGTTCAACTCACGCACGAACTCGGCCAGATAGGGGACCACGGCAGAAGCCTTGAGCTTGCGCAGCGGCCCCGCAATGCCGACCGACGCCATAACCGATCGGAGGCGTTCGCCGCGTTGGATTGGGCCTGCGATACGACTGGCGATGTACAGCCGATCCGCCTTGGTGTTTGCTTTCACGCCGAAGGACGCCGCGAGAACGGGCGCCTGCTCAAGGTAGTCGATCGCGCGCGGGTGCAGGTCGACGATGAAGCGGGCGTTCTGGTGCATGCCCTGATTTGGGAACAGGGTGACTACGCGAGCGCGAGGGGCGACCATTTCGGTCATGCCTCGCCCCGCGCCTCAGAGACGGCTGCGCGCGCGCGATCCAACGATGCCTGTGCGTGCTTGTCCAAGCGCTTCCCCTGCGCCTGCAACAGCGCCGCAGCAGTTTCGAGCGGGCCGAGAAGATCGAGGACGGCGGCAAGTAGCTTCGGCGCCGCAGCGAAGACGTGCGGTCCGTGCGGACCAAAATTTCCACCGAAATGGACGTACTCGCGATCAAAGTTTTCCAACTCGCGCCAGTCGTTTTCGATGTCGAAAAGCGACCCGCCCTCCGAGGGGATCACGCGCAGTTCCAGCGCCTTCGGATTTGTCACGCGGACGGGAAACAACGGGCGGCGAGCGGGGTCAGCGACATAGTCGGCGATGTAGGCAGCGCGGCGTCGGGGCGATTTAGCCACGGGCTTTCTCCCGCGCGGGGTTCACCGCGCCGCCGTAGACATCGACCCCCATGAGGATCAGTTCAGCGCTCCAGTAGTCCCGCATTTCAGCGGTGCAGTGCTCCATGGCGTCGATCCACGTGGGCGCGCGGCCATGGGCCATGTTGAAGGTCATCTGGTAGTAGATGCTCTGCGCGTTGTGCGGCAGTTCGGGTTCGTGCGTCGTGGCGCAAATCTGGCACTTGTCCGGGGCCGGTGGCAGCACCCACATGCGGGTTTCTTTCTCAGCCATGGTGGGCCTCTTTCTTGTGCGGGAGGAAGTGCTCGCAGCCGACCGTGCCGCGTGCGCCGCAATGGCGGCATGGGCCGGGCGTCGGCGCGGCGATGGTGGGGATGCGCATCGCGAGCAGGCGGGGCTTGGCGCGGTACGCGGCGGCCAAGCGGACGGGTTCGAACGCGAGCGGCTGACTGGCGGTGCGGATCGCGCGCAAGTTGGCGTCGAAGTCCGCAAGGTCGAGGTCGGGCGCTTCGAAGAGCGCGGCAGGGCTGATGTTCACCAGTTCACCCCGCGAAGCAGGACGTGGCCGCAAATCGCGGCGATGGCGGGGCCGGTAGCGGCGAAGCCGCGCAGGCCGGGCACGGTGAAGCGGTAGAAGCGGGCGGGCGTCTCGCTCATTTCAAGGTGCTCCAGTCGATTTCGGGGAGGTCGGAGTGGCCCTTGGCGCGCATGTCGGCGCGCAGTTGGTTGGCCATGGCGCGGACTTTTTCGCGATCCTGCCGCGCCTTGGCGGCGCGCACCTCGGCGCTGCGTTGCCCGAGGGTCTGCGCGGCGGTGATGGTGGCCGCATTCCGGCGGAAGAGGCGCGGCAGGCGGAACATGGATCAGTCGATCCCCAGGCTGCACTTGTAGGTGTCGAGCAGCATGTCCATTTCGCGGCGATCGTCGGGCTTCATCTTACGAATGCGCACGATCTGGCGCATGATCTTGACGTCGTACCCGACCGCTTTGGCCTCGTTGTAGACGTCACGGATATCGTCGCTGAGGCCCTTCTTCTCTTCCTCGAGGCGCTCCACGCGCTCGATCAGGAGCCGCAGCCGATCGTCGGCGGCGCGGTTCTCTTTCGGGAGATCGACCGGGATGGTCATCTGCTGTTCGGTCGGCGCGGACGGGGTGAGCGCCTGTCCGTCGTCGCCGAGGACGACGCGGCGGCCGACGTGGTCGGGTGCGGAGACGATGCCGTCGCGTTCCATGCGCTCGACCAGCAAGGCGGCGGTGTTGTATCCCACGCCGATCTTGCGCTGCAGCCACGAGGTGGAGGCCTTGTCGTGCTCGCGCACGAGCGCGACGGCGGTGCCGTAGTGATCAGTTTCAGTGATCATCAGCCGATCCTCAGGAGTTCGTCGATCTTCGCCCGGGCGTGATCGGCGCCGCGCTGCCAGAACAGGCCGCGCTTGCTGGTGGCGGAGTAGGGATTGCGTGCCGGCGGGGCGGCAAGCAGGCGTTCGGCGATGACGGCGTCGCGGCCTTCGCGAATGTGCTGGGCGATCGGCGTCATGACGGCAGCATCGTCCAGAGAAGCGCGAAGGCGTAAGCAATGGCGGGCGTCATGAGGACGAGGCGCACCGTGTCCTGCTGGACATCGCAGGGAGCGCTTCGCCAGAGATCGCGCCAGGCGGCAAGGGAGCCGGTCACTGGCGGCGGCCCGAAAGGACGCGCTGCTCTGCGCTGACGGTGCAGGGCCCGCAATAGACGTGTATGTCGCGGCGAGACTCCTTGCGTGTCCACCCTTTCGGCAACGCAGTGCTGCGCGTGTGCTCGACGCACTCGCAGGCGTTGCAGATGAAGGTGAATTGCGGGGGCGTGCGGCGCGCGGCGGGCGCGGATTGACGATTGAGGCGCATGGCGGGGCCTTTCGATTTGATCAGCGGAAGGTGGAGAGGCTGTCGACCTGCAGACCGACCACGAAAGCGATCAGCAGTATCGACACGCAGAAGACGGCAGCGGCGCCGAGGCCGAGGAAGATTGCACCGCCATCCAGCGGCGGCGGGGTGCAGGCGCGGCAGGCGCACTCCATGGAGTGCACATCAGGTTTCAGCATGTGAGGATGCCTTTCAGGCGGCTTCCGCCGAGGGCGGGCCGAGTTCGAACATGTCTGGCTGTGTGGCGTCACGCGGGCGCGTGGCTTCAAGAAAGGCTTGCCGCTCCATGGGGCGCAGCGGCAGGTCGACCTTGGGATTGGGGATGCCGCTGGGGACGATCCCGTATTCGTATGCGAGCGACGCGCGCCAGCTGTGGCTGCAGAACAGGTTGACGCACTGGTAGTACATGTCCCTGTGCTGGCCGGTGACCTGCTTGCTGGAGCGGATGCGACCTCGAAAGCCACAGTGCGGGCAGTAGAGAGGCGCGAACCGGCCGGCGTCGTCTTCGGCTACGACGCTGGCGACGTCCTCTGCGGCCGTTTGCTTGTGTCCCCCCGACATCGATCAGGTCCCCGACGCTTGCGATTTGAGGTTGTGGAGGAGCGCGGCCCAAGCCTGCATGGCTTCCTCGCCCTCGCGGATAGCTGCAAGGCGCGCGGCCGGATCGCCACTGCTGGCCGCCTGCATGACGGCATTCATGGCCTCGCCGCTTTCCTTGGCCGCAATGCCGGAGGCCTTCATCAGGCAAGTGGCATCTGCCCCGGCCGCAGTGGTGTCGATGCCCAGGCGCGCAGCATGGCAGTCGAGAAACGGCGAGCACGCGCCTCCCGCCTGGCGGAACGCAGCATCGAGGCGGATCGCATCGCGATACTTGAGTTCGCGGCCGGTGTCGGGATCGCCCAGCTTGCGGGTCATCGAGACGGACATCTCGACGATTTCGGCGCAGGTTTCCCATCCCAGAAGGTCAGCGACGGTTTCGAGCGCGCGGTACTGGGTGAGCGGTTGGCGAGGCTTCGTCATGCCTGCACCGTGCGGTCACAAGTGTGCAAAGCCGCCCGGTGTTTTCCGTATCTCGTGCCGCCGGCGCGATCTACGCCGTGGAAGACAGGAGCGGCATCAGGGCTCGCTTCTGCCGGAGTGCAGGGGCGATCTTGGTGGGCAGCACGGGCAACAGCTTCAGGGACATCTCCCGAAGGGAAGATGACCAGTTCTGCCGTGACGGGCAGTCCGAGAGCCAAACCGACCGCCAGAACGTGCGGTTGCTTTTCAGCGGGGATGCGATCGTTGCGCTTCCAACCAGCCACGGTTGAGGGAGACTCGGAAAGTTCCCGAGCCATCGGCCTAATGCCGTCGAACAGTGTGAAAATCGAGGTCTGCGGTTCCATGAACACGCATGTGCGGGAAAATGAAACGCTTGGCAAATCTTTTTTGGGACTGACAGCGTATCAGATTTCCGCACGGCATGCGCAAATGACCAAGTCTGTCCCCGAACGCCTGAAAGAACTGCGGATTTCCGCCGTTCCCCGCCTATCGATTCGCAAGATGGCCGAGGAGCTGGGGGTTACGTTTCCACGCTACGTCTACTTCGAGGACTCAAAGCGCTTCAAAAAGCGCGAACTTCCGCTCGAGTTCACCCGCCAAATCGCGGACGTCCTATCCCGATATGGCGTGGACCCCATGGAAGTCATGAAGCTTGCCGGGTTGAGCGAGGCCGAGGCTGAACCTGAGGTGCGTGAAATTGAGGCTGCTCAACCCAAGCGCCACTGGATCAACCTGCCGGTGTGCCTTCCTAGTGAAGCAGCCCTCGCCGCAATGTTTGAAACACTTCTAGCCTTGATTCCGGAAGACGCGACTCGGGCTGAAGCCGCCCGCATTCTTGCTCAGCGGCTTCCAACTGGGTTCGCAGCGATCGGACCTGACGTTTATGAAGAGGGCTCGGACGAAGAGCCTGTTCCCGCCTTGCCGCCTCGAGGGCACGCCAAAGGTCGTCTCGATTCGCCACGGCTGTAGCGCAGGCTACGCTGCATCGCAGGCACGCGAGGTCGCACCCCGGCGTCAGTCGATAAATATTGCTGCTCACTTCGCGACCCCGCATGTTCTCGATTCGTTCCGAATTTAGCGGGACGAGCCGTGTAGGAAACCCGTAAGTGCACAGGCATGAAAATTTCCTTGTTGACCGCAGGTTACATGCGTCTCGTCGTGGCTGTGCGGATAACGACGACAATCTCCGGGACTAGGCTAGCACCTCCAGCTGCAGCCGAGTGGACAGCCCACGCCCGTCCATCTGGTGATCGGCCGAGGCAATGAGCCACTTCGCGGCATCGACGTGCGGCTTGAAGTCCGAAACGGTCACATGCATCCCGGGGATCAACAACGGATTGCCAAGCGACAGATCGAGATCAAGGCTGGCGCTGGCGCGCTGCAGGCGCTGATGTTCTGCTTTGCTGGCCGCATCTGCATCGGCCTTGCTGGCGTAGACACGCTTCAGGCGCTTCTTGTTCGTTCCACCGGTGCTTACCGTCTCGCGCTTCCCGGCCTTGGTGTCGTGGTACTGGGCCTCGGCCCCGTCCTGCCCCTTATCCCGCGCGCAGCGTTTCCAGGAGTAGCGGCTGCAATCGCTGCGGCTGATCTGCCCGGTGGGCAGGGCAGCACCCGTGGCGGTGGTAGTGGCGCCGATCGGCACGAAGATCAGGGCACCGGCCTTCACCGTTGACGTGGCGTCGTAGCGCCGCGCCAGATCGCGAAGGAACTGCATGTCCGACTTGTTTCCCTGTTCGGCCGCCGTCACCGACTGGTCTGCCAATTCAGCATGGCAGCGCGGAACAAGGCCGTGCCGGCCGGCGATGGCGGCCACGATGGCGCCGAGCGTCGTATCCTTCCAGACCTGATTGATGCGGGTGCGGAAGCTGTTCTTGAAATCGGCGCTGCGAGCACGAATGGAAACGCGATCGGGAGGGCCTTCCCAGCTGAGTTCGTCGACGATGAAGCCACCCTTGTCCACGAGGCCGGGGGTAACGCCGGTTCCCTGCAGCCATCCCAGCGACACCCGCAGGATCGAACCCTGCGGCGGGGGCGCGAACAGGCCATCGTGATCGTGCACGACGATCTCCAGTTCATCGGCCTCCTCGCCCCGCCGCTCTGACAAACGCAGGGAGATCAGGCGCGGGGCGATAGTGCTGGTGAGGCTGACGCCATCAAGAGTTACGTCCCACGCGGCGCGTGCTTCGACATGCCGCGCGGTGACGATGATCGGATCGCCGTCCTTCATGCGACACGCGTCAGGGTGATGGTGAAGGCGTTCTGGCGGGCCCGGCCGTCATCGGTCAGGTTGCTTTTGTCCTCGTCTATCGCGTCGATCGTGAACGTGCCGATCTTGACGTGACGGCCGTCCAGCAGCGGCAGCGCTTCCCCATCCTCGGCCAGTTCGGCCAGCGTTTCGATCGACGAGTAATCACCCAGCAGTTCCGGCACGAGGGTGCCGGCAAGCGTGATCCTGTCCTCTCCCGGCCCGGTGAACTGGCTGGCCGCGCGCGCACCGAAACGATCAGTGCGCTCGTGCCGCCAGTCCCGGCGACGCGTGAGGCTGTCGGGCAGAGCAGTGGTGCTGTCGAAGACGAACATGCCGAGGGCGAAAAGCATCAGAAATCGTCTCCGTATCCGCGCCGCGCGCTCTGCCGCTGCGCCTGCTCGACCAGCTCGGCCACGCGTTGTGCCAGCGCCTCTGAATTTTCACCGGGCATCTGGTGAACGTGGATCTCGATCTTGGCGGGAGCGGCCGACTGCTGCGCGCGCGGTGCAGCTGCTGCCGGCGAGAGCGCCATCGCTCCCGCACCAGCGACGGCGCCGGCCATGCGGCCGACGGCCCGCACCGGCCGACCCCTGCCCTTCTCCAAGCCGATGCCGAGCCCGTCGTTGATGTGGCCGCCCATTTCCATGAACAGGCGAGAGGGGCTCCTGATGCCGAAGTAGTTCTTGAAAGCGGTGACGCCTGCCTTGGCGATGCCGATCAGCTTGCCCACCAGCAGCGCCGGGTTGAGAGACATGAGCAGGCCCTGCATCATCATGGAGCCGATGTTGCGCATCCATGCCGGCAGGGCATTGAACACGCCTTTCAACCAGGCAATGCCGCTGCCCAGGGCAGACTGCACCTGATCCCAGTGCGTGTAGATCATGTACGCAGCCACCCCAACCGCAGCGACCGCAGCCGCGATCAATAGCGGAACAGCCCCAATGGCTGCAGCCACACCGCCGATAATGGAGGCCACCGTTCCAAACGCCGATCCGATGCCGATGATGATCGGTGCCAAGGTGGCAACCGCGCCTGCAACAGCGGAGAAGCCCAACAAGATCGGACCGAGCACCGCAAGCATCCCGCCGCCGATGACGATCCACTTGCGCGTCTCGGGGGAAAGGCCTGCGAAGCTCTTGATCAGGTCGGTGAAGGTCGAGATTGCCGGCGTCAGGGCAGGAATAAGCTCCTGCCCGATCGTCAATGTCATGTTTTGCCATGCAGCGTCAGCGGCGCGCAGCTTGTTTGCAGTCTGGTCGCTGGTTCGCAACAGGTCCCCCTGCGCAGACCGTGTCGACTCCATGATGAGAGCGGCGCGCGCCATGATCTTCTGCTGTTCGGTGAATTCCTTCCCTACTGGCTTCAAACCCATCTTCAACGCAGCGGCCTTCACCGCAGCCTCGGTCATGAAAACACCGAAGTCGCGCAGTGGCTCGCTTTCGCCGGTCAGCCCGGATCGCAGTTTATCCATCGCTGTCCCGGGATCGACGTTGTAGAAGCTCGACAAGTCTTGCGCGAGAAGTGCGAACTGCTGGCTCATGGCTGCCGACTTGGACGGGTCTGCCATGTTGAAAAAGATGCCGAAGGTGTTGGCGGCGTCCATAAGCTCAACCTTGGTTCGGCCAATCGCGTCTCCGGTCCTGCCCGCCCAGGCATCCATTGCCGCCGCCTGTTTGCCGAAGGTCACGTTGAACGCACTTTCCAGTTCGCCAGCGTCCACGGCGGACTGAAACGCGGCGCGGCCAAACGCGAGCAAGGGAACAGTCAACGTCGCGGTCGCGGCGGCTCCGGCTCGGCCAGCCATCCCCGCGACCTTACCTGCCCCCGATCTTACGGTTTCGATGCGCTCAAGCTTTGCCTGCTGTTCGTCAATCTGCCGGTTCGTGCGCTCGATCGCCTCGGCCAGTTCGCGCTCTGCCATGATGAGGCCGCCGCTCTGCGATCCGCCCCGGGCGAGGGTGCGCTGCACGCGCGCGAGGTCCCTTTCCATCAGGCGGACCTCGCGCTGCATCTCGCGCATGGATTCGGCGCCGCGCTTGCCGGCGCCGACGATGTTCTTGATGTTGTCCGAGACCTTGTCGATCCCGGTGAACTGGAACAGCAGATTGAGCTTGTTGTTCGACATGTGGCTATTCCACCCGGTTCATCGTGTTCCACCGCTGCACGGCGAGATCGGACCACATGGCGAGTTCCTCTATCTCCATCGCCAGTACCTCGGACGGCGGCCAGTGGAAGACCGCCGCCACGTTGGCTATCCAGTGCTCGATCAGGCCGGGTCGGAAGCGCCCGCCATTCTGGCCACCGCCGCCTTCATTGCGGCGGGCATAAAAAAACCCTTCACCGCGCCCGCGAACTCCAGCAGGTCCTCGGACTCGAGGTTGGCGATGTCCTTCTCGAGCAGGGTCGGCATGGAGATGCGCGGCAGGAGCACGAACAGCGTGTTCACGTCAGTGGTGAACACGTCCTCGACCTTGAGCGAGCGCAGTTCGCCAGCCTTGGGCTTGCGCAGGACGATCTCGTAAATGGTGCTTTCGCCGCGCTGGATCGGGGTGGTGAGCGTGATCCTGACGGTCTGGGGCTGCGAAGGTGCGGGAATGTCGGCTTCGGGGGTCTGGGTAGCCATTAGGGCGGGCCTCGTGTGTCAGCGGCGGGCGGATGGTGTCCCCCTTCCGGCGCGCCCGCCAGAATTCACCGGAAGGGGGGGATCGGGCCGCCGAGGGGAGGGCGGCGGCCGGATAGGTCAGGCGCCCAGCGCCTGGCGGCGTTCCGCGTAGCGATCCACGCCGAAGACGACGAAGATGCCCGCGAGCAGGTCGATCTCGAGGATCACCGTGTTGTCGAGCACCAGCTTGTAGTAGGCGCAGGCCATCTTGTAGGTGGTCTCGGTATCGTCGCCGACCTTCTGGGTTCCGAAGTCCACCTCGCTGTAGCGGCCCCGCGCGACCACTTCGGCGTAGTTCTCCACCCCGCTCTGGTCGTTCTGGTAAGCCCCCGCGAAGCGCAGCTGCGCGGCGTCAGCGGCGGGCGCGCCGAACTGCTGGAGCGGCGAGAGCAGCAGGCCACCGGCCTTGAATTCGAATTCCAGCTTGTCGAGGCCCTGATCGATAGGCACCGGGCCGATCATGCCGCCGCCGCGCCAGTCCTCCATCTTGAGGACCAGCTTGGGGATGGTGCATTCGGCCACTTCGCCCTTCCAGCTTTCGCCGTCGCCGTAGAGGTTGAGGTCTTTCAGTTTCGAGGGGAAACCCATCGTCGTTCTCCAGTAGAGGTTCGATCAGGTACGGGCGGGATCAGGCGGCCAGCGCGGCGGCGAGATCGGCGTAGTACTTGTCGGTGATGCGCTGGTTGAGGGTCAGGCCCTCGAGCGGGGCGGCCGGGGTGAAATCATAGTCGATGACCAGCTTGCCGGCCGCGAGATCCGCCGCACTGTTCAAGGCGGGGTCGAACCAGGCGCGGGCACCGATAAGACGGCCCTGCACCACGAGGCTGCGGAAGCGCGCATTGATGGACTCGAGAATGTCCTTGATCAACGCCATGGTCAGCGGCTTATCGACCGCCCAGACCAGCCCCTTGGCGATCTCGTCCTGCAGGATTTGCGAGGTCCGCACCGCTGGCTCGAACGCGAACAGCGGTTC